CATCTTCAAAATTTGTTTTAGAGTCAAATGCAAGCATGATTGCCAATTCAATCATATGAAGTTTATCTTCTAATTTATTAACAAGTTCGGTATCTATTACATTATATTCTACAAATGTGTCCCAATCACTATCATAAAAGTCTTTAAATGTTTCGTATTCACTATGATCTAGTTTATTTTGTCCTAGTTCATTGAATGTAATAGTATCTAATCTATAATTTTCTGGTTTCTTAAATGAATATTTTTTGTAGAGATCAAAATAATCAATAATAGCTACACCAAAAATATCATATACAGTTTGCTGTTCTCCTATCCTAACTTCAACTTGTTTATCCGAAATCCAATTATATGGAGATAATTTTCTTGTTTCTTTTTCTCCAATTATCCTATACATTCTACCAATAATATATGGAAAATCATAGTATAAACAATTCCATCCAGTAACTATTTCAGGAGTATTATTTCTCCAGAATTCCAAAAAAGAAAAAATCAAATTAGTTTCGTTTTTACAATAAAAATATTTGTGATTGTTTAATTTTTTATTAAATGGTCTAGTTCCCCAAGTATATATTTTTTTAGATATATAATCCTGAATTGTAATTAATAGAATTTCCTCGTCACACGTTTTTGGATCTGGGAACCCATTCTCTGAAGAAACTTCGATGTCTATCGCTACAATTGACATCTTAGTTATATCGTATTCTATATACTCTTCTGGATAGTTATCAGAAATGTATTGATATATTGGCGTTTCATTTCCATATATTTCAAACCCTTCTACTTCTTTATATTTGTCAATAAACTGCTTTGACTCTTTAATTGTTCCGGGTTGAATAGATTTAACGTATTTGCCATCTAGTGTTTTATATTCAGTTTTTTTGTCTGACATGACATAAAAAGTTGGTCTATAATCAACTATGTCTGTGAATCTTTCTCCATTTTCATATCCTCGAACATAAATTTTATTTCCGAGCTGTTTTACACTAGTATACCAACGCATTATTTTTTAAGAAGAGATTGATATTTTTTAAGAATGATAGATTTTGGATCCACAATTGTAAGTATCTTATCAGAACTAATCAGAAACATTTCCTGCTCAGTAAAATCAATCAACCATTGTTTGAAAGTAATACCATTAGTTAGACTCTCATAGCATAGTATAAATGGATTTGTAAGCTTACAATTTGGCTCTCCAATATCAGCAACAACTTCTTCTATTTCAGAAATTAAAGTTTGGCCACTTTCTAAAACTAAAAGTTTAATTACTTTATTATCTTTTATTTTGGCTTCTTCCATTTGGACTCCTAGATTCTAGAATAATTATAGCAAAAAAAGGAGGGGAGTCAACTGGAAGTGACCAGTTTCCCCTCAACGCCGACGATAGTTAAAATTATTTAGAACCAAACTTTTCTTTTCTGGTGTTCTGGAATAACTTTGATCAAGCTAATTGATAGTAATCCATTGTCAAATTCTACTTTTTTTACTTCCATATCATCGGATATCGTCCAAGATCTAGTAAATGCCCTTTGTGCCAAACCATGATGTACATAATCTTTTTCGGAATCTACTTCTCTTTCTCCTTCTACGAATAATTTGTTGTTTTCTGTGTATACTGTAATTTGATTTTTTTTGAATCCAGCAAGAGCAACTTCTAATCTAAATTCTGTATTACTCTCTTTAATTACATTATATGGTGGATAATTTGATTCGGTTTGATGTAATGCCCCAAATCTATGGAACCACTCATCCATACCTATTGAATATTTTTCAACATCATTTAAAAATTTTTGGATATTTGCTGTATTATATCGAACTAGTGTGTTCATAGTTTTTCTCCTTTAAAAGCAAGATATTATGTCAAACCCGAAGCATTTGACATAACTAATTATACAACAAGTACAAAAAAAGGGAGTTCGGAACTCCCAACTTTTTTATTCGGTTTCCTGAACTTTTTTCTTAGTTCCGATTGAGTATTTTGCCTCAAGAATCCATTCATCTTTTTCTTTATACGGAAGAACTTTAATCTGATTGAGAGGTGCAATATCAGAAACTTTATCTGGATTAATTACTGTCACTAATCCCCAATCAGATAAAAGTTTAACAATACGATTACGACGTTGAATGTCATTTACTGTAAGATTTGCGTGCTTTCCATCTAAAGCAAACAGTTCTTTGAAACTAACTAGGTAATATTTTCCTTGTTTATGTAAAATATGAACTGATTGATATAATTTTTTTTCTTTTCTAGAAGCAACTCCGATTCTAGTCAAAGTTTCTCTCACCTTCAAAAAATCATCTGGTTCAGATAAAATTATCTCAACCATCATATCAGGAGTCCATTTTACCTGAGGTTCATTAATAGTAGTCATTTTGTTCCGCCAATGTCAAGTTTTTGTTTAATGAAATTGATTTGATCTTTATTTAAAATATTTAGAATCTGAGATGCTTTCTCATCATTATAACCATAATATTGTTTTATGTATTCTAAATTTTCAATTTTATTTTTGTTGATCCAAGAAGAATATCTCTTCTTTTTTCTCAAACTATTTAGATAAAATAAATATTGCATATCTTTATCCAATCGATTATTTAAATTCATCTCATTCGCAAATAAAATGGTATCTAGATGTGCGGAAAGACACCTATTAATAATGTAAGGTGGATAAGACTTTATGTTATCAGAATCATCTAAAATCAAATTCTCTTTAGTAAAATTTATGGAATTCATCCAATCTTTTAATTCATATTCTATTTCCATTCAACTTCACACATTATTTCGGTAAGACAGGCAAGTAAATTTATTTCATTATCTGCAACAAAAGCACTCCTATATTGATATTTTGAAATAATCAATATTGCAGAAGGAATCGTAGATTCTACAGCAGAACAATATAAAGTATCATACACTTTTCTAAGGACAATATTTGGATCATTATCCATATTATTGATTACCCACTTCCTTACTTCAGTAAAATTCTTATCCTTTAAATATTTTACCAAATTTGTTATTTTAACATCAGATACTGTTGCTAAAATACCAGAATCTATTTTTCCGCTAGAAGAGTATCGTTGAATCTCGTTTAATGTACGCCTAAAATCTGGAAAATACTTATTAATAATTCCAGCAATAGCAGCAGTTTCATACTCTACTTTCTCCGAAGTTAAAATGTCAACTATACGTTTCATAAATTCAGCTGCAAGCTTTGGCTTTTCCTTTGATGGAATAGAAAAGTCAATAGATGCAGCACGAGAATGTAAAGGTGGAATTAATTTATTCTTATAGTTACAAGTAAAAATAAAGGTACAATTATTTTGGAGTTCTTCTATTGATGCTCTCAATGCAAGTTGAGCATCATGTGTTAGATTATCACCTTCATCTATTAGTAGTATTTTTTTCCCAGTATTAGATAGAGATAGAGTTGACGCATAATTTTTAACTTTATTCCTAATTACATCAATAGATCTTTCATCAGATCCATTAATTACCATAAAATCTCTATCTAAATCATTAGCTAATGCCTTAATGGTAGAAGTCTTTCCAACTCCAGGAGGACCAGAAAGAATCATATTTGGAACCTTACCAGAATCTCTAATTTCAATAAAAAATTTTTTTATTGATTCAGGTAGTATGCATTGTTCTACTTTTTGTGGTGCATATTTTTCGACAAAAATAAAATCACGATTCATAATTTAAATAAAAGGTATCTTTAGATAGTACAGGACACTCATCATTCACAAAAATATTCATAATAAAAAAAATAAAAATTAACCGAATGTTGAATCAGGTTCTAGAGCAATATGATATTTGACTGGTCTCGTCTTACTTTCAAACCTGGATAAAAGTTTCTCCGAGATAACTACATCATAAGAACCAGGAATGATTTTAATATTTTCAACTTTAAAATTCATAGTGAATTCTTTATCTGTTTCCCCAACAACAATTAAAAATTCATTTGAAGTATCATTCTTTTTATCTCGTACTACAAGATTAACTACTCCATTTTCTCCTACCGCTGCTAAGTCTGGAAGTTGATAAACTGATGCTGCTTTAAGGATTTTTTCTAATTGCGAATGCTCAAGCTGAAATTTGATGTCATCTGTTGGTAGGCCAATCTCTTTATCTGGAGGAGATACAATAACAGAAGGATCAGCAAAAAAATATTTTACTTTACGTTTTCCATCACGAATAGTCAAATAAGAATCATTAGAAAAATCTAATTCTGGACTATCATGTAGACTAATTCCATTCAAAAATTGATTTAAATCATAGATTGCAAAATCTCTAGGGAAGTCTTCATCAACAATTGCTTCCGCTAACAGATTTTTCATAACAGTCATAGTCCTAAGTTTTTTCCCTTTTTTAACAAAAATAGATTGATTAATCGAGGCAAAGTTTTTTAGGATTGTAAATGTTTCATTAGAAAGTTTCATGATAATCAGTAGTTATAATGGTCAGTTTTATTTTGATGGAGTCCAGAAAAATGATAAAGCAAGATGCAATAATGAATTGCTTTCAAAATATCTTGTTTCGATTTACCATTTTTCTTGCCAAAACGAGAAAGGTACTTAATAGCGTTTGAACGAGTAAATGCTTCTGCGTCACCAATACTTTCAATCAAATCAAGAGTCTGGGTTTTTGACTGCTCAGAAGTATAATGAGATCTGTATGTACTTACAAGATACTCTTCAACTTGCTTCAAAGTTTTGTCTTCCTCATATTTCCAAAAACCGTTTTTGTTTGCGTCCTCAGGTAGTTTTGCAGCTGTCAAATAATTTTGCCTGTGGTGTGCCGCGTCAAAATGAATTGTATCAGTTTCGATTGATCCAGAAATCGTGGTGTCATTTTTATTAGTCATTGTACTCTCAAAATTTTCAGACATAATTACCATAAAGAGAAAAAGGAGGATTATTTCCTCCTTATATTATATCATACAGATTCAGAATCGTCAATAGAATCGTCAATAGAATCGTCTTCTGAAGACATTACAAAATTTTCATCAATTTTATCGTATAGTTCCATAAATGAACATTTGGTTTCATCGTCAAATCGTGCAATTGAATATTTAATTGCTTTAGATTTGTTTTTAAAGATGGCATATGCTTTCAAAAGATGAATCAAACGACGAGTTGAAATGATTTCATCAATTCCACCATCAAAAAAAGTTTTACGAATGGTATCACTCCAACTAACAAGCTTTTTGATGAATTCTTCTTCTCCGTCAAGATTAA